TTTAGCGTCTGCGTTTGTTGGTATTTTACTAGGTGACGCTGTCGCCGCAACCGCGACCGTAGCAGAAATTTTAATTTCGCCGTCGTTCGGAAGGGAATAGACCATGCCATTTAGAAATCAGATACACGTTGATAAACCGCTTAGCAATATATCCATTAAGTATAGAAATGAAAATTTCATTGCTATGGACGTATTTCCAGAGGTTCAAGTTAAAAAAGATAGTGACAAATACTTTATTTATGACCGTGATTTTCGTTTACCGGAAACTGCGCGAGCGAATAGAGCCGAGTCGAGACAACATAGTTTTCAACTATCTACTTCTAGTTATGTTTTAGAAGAACATTCTTTACATGACTATATTTCAGATAGGGACGCAGAAAATTACGATTTAGGCGGAATGCGCGCAATGTTTTAGAAGAACATTCTTTACATGACTATATTTCAGATAGGGACGCAGAAAATTACGATTTAGGCGGAATGCGCGCAGACGTTACCGAAGAACTAACGGATAAAATTCTATTAAGACTAGAAAAATCTGTTGCGTCTTTGTTTACCTCTACGTCATGGTCTCAAAACGTTTCATTAGCTGCGGCCGCTCAATGGTCACTAGATACAACTACTTCAAACCCAATTCCTTTAATGGATACGGCAGCGACTAGTGTTCTAGAAGGTTCGGGTTTAAACCCTAACTTTGGGATTGTACCTCACAAAGCTATGTTAGCCGCGAAAAATCATTCTAGCGTAATTGATCGTATCAAATACACTAGCATTGATATTTCTGAAAATATGTTAGCCGGTCTTTTTGGACTTGAAAAAATGTTAGTACCTAAATCAGTTATTGATAGTGCCGCCGAAGGCGTTAGTGCATCAATCGCGCCGGTTTGGGGAGACAACGTTTTTGTTGGTCATAAAGCTAGCAAGCCTAGCATTAGAAAAGCAAGCGCGGGTTACATTTTCCGTTCTTCTAAACCATTAGTTAAAAGATGGAGAGAAGAAAAACGTTCAAGTGAAGCGATCGAAGTAGGAATGTTGTATCAACCAAAAGTTGTTGCAAGTCTAGCCGGTTACTTAATTAAAGACGTATTAGGATAATCAAAATTTTATTTTTAAAGGCGGATTGATCTACAGTCCGCCTTTTTTTTAACAACTAACTGGGGAGAAAATAATGTCTAGCGAATCCAGAAAAGACAATACAGAGAACATAATAACAAGTCCGGACAACGCGCCGGTAGAACGTAAAGATAAATATCTAAAGCGTTTAGCAAAAGAAAAAAAAGCCAATAAAAAAAATTACGCTAAATCGGGAAAATATATCACGTTAAACGGGTATAAAGTTTTGATTAAATTTCAAAACGCGACCGGATCGGTTTATACGCAATATTGGTTTAATGCAAAAAGATTTCCGGAGAAAATGGCTGAAATCAAAAAGGCAAAAGGCTTTGAGATCGACGGCGAATTTGTAGAATTCAGATAACCGAGGGGGTTTAACGTGTCGACATTTTGCACAACTACTAGTTTAGACGTTCTTATGGTCGACACGTTATTTAATACAGCAACGAGCGCGCTTTGTAGCTCTTTAATCATAGACGCAGAAAACGAAATCAGAAAACGCCTATCAAAGCGTTACGACGTGTCTGCGGACGCGTTTCAAACATCAACTAGTACGCCGCCTATGGTTACTACGTTGTGCGAATGGCTTACTATGGGCTATATGTATGAAAATTTAAGTAGAGGCGGAACCGAAGCATTCGGGCGAGCCGATCGTTTCTTAAAAAAGGCTAACGACAACATAGACGATATTTTAAACTTTAAAGCTAATATATTAAATACTACAGGCTCGACAATCTCAGAAGGTAGCGAGTCGTTACCTATGTATTCTAATTCGGATGACTACTCTAGCACGTTCGACGAGGACGATCCGTTAAAATGGACAGTCGATCAAGATAAATTGGACGATATTTCAGACGATAGGGAATAGCAATGAGTGAAACGGGAATTACTTTTAAGAACAAAGAAGTAATGGAGTTTTTCGGTAGAATAGCAAAAAATAACGACGACATAGAACAAAGAACTACAGACTATTGGTCATCTATAACCGCACCGGCTATGCGTAGCGTTTTACATCACTTTTCACATCAAATGGGGCCGGACGGTAAATGGCAGGATTGGTCTCAAGTTTACGCGGATCACATGGCAAGCGTAGGCAAATCAGGGAATAAAATTTTGACTGATACGGGACGCTTGCGTCAATCGTTGCAAATGGCGGATACATCTAGTCGAATAAAAAGGGGCGAGTTATTATTTAATCCGGCTCAATCAGACGACGGAAAACCATACGCCTATAATCACGACACGGGTTCGGGCGGACAGAAACAAAGGAAATTTATGTGGCTAGGTAAGCCGACAATGAACGTTATCGCTAATATTACGGCCGCCTACTTACTCGGAGGGCTTGAATAATGGCTATTACTTTTGCATGGCGGTCGGATACATCAACCGTTTCGGCTAGATACGGGGAAAACATAGACGGGCACGCAACAAACGCAATGTCGTATATGTCTTTAGCGGGAGCGTTGGGCGGTAGCGTTTACCAAGCTGATAACACTATCGGCGCGTTGTCGTTTAGTGCTTATAAGAATTTCGGCGATGCAAGCGGCGGGGCTTTTTCTATTTTAGTAAGATACGCGCCTACATTCGTTTCAGTTCCGGCGAGCGAAGTAGCATTGTTAAATTTCGGTCTTGGAGTTTCGGAAATAAACGGGGCTTGCGCTATTTTCCAAAGAACGAGCGGTCAAATAATCAATAGATTGTACAAAGATAATGCAGCACTACTAGTTAACACTGGGCCGACTTGGACTTCGACCGCTAATGTTTTTTATGACTATTTAATAACAGGTCATGGCGACGACGCCTCTGGACGGTATAATATTATAATGAATGGTATTACTCAGTCGGGTTCTAATTTATTAAATTGGCTACCTGGCTTTGATATGAAGACTTTAAAAAGTATAAATCTAGGCGGGCTTGCTACCGCTAGGAAATGTCAATATTCCTTTAACGAGTTAGTAATTTGGAACGAAATAATAGATCCAACAAATATAACTTTAGTTCACGCCGGAACGGGCGTCACATCGACGGCTCAAACTCTAAACGGATCGTCTCGTACTGGTTGGGTTGACGTTGCGCCCGTAGAAAAATCGGATTGGACTTCATTAACTGCGGCGCAAATTGTAAGCGGCAACGATCAAATACAGGCCGGACTAACTCAATCGGGTTCGGCCGTAGCCGAAACATGGTCAACCATAACGGCGGACCAAATCAAAAGCGGAGTCGAACAAATACAGAATTCGAGTACAATAACAGGGACTTACCTTTGGAATACAATCGCGGCGTCTGATATTAAATCAGGAGTCGAAACTATTCAAAATTCCGCGACTATTACAGGGACTTATCTTTGGTCGTCACTCGCAGCGTCTAATATTCTAAATGGAGTTAATCAAATTCAAGATAGTATTACTATTACAGGCTCTTTAGTAGCTCCGGCGGCGGCGGCGGGAACTGCAACCGCTTTAGACATTCCGAATATTAAAGAACAAGTTCGCTGGATCTTAGACACTAATAACACAACGACTTCGAGCGTTTTAAACCTATCGGCGTCTATGTCTAAACAAGTTCAAGTAGTACAAAAGGTTAATCCGCAAAAGCTTAGTACGCAAGCGACCTTATTTCCGGCGGTAACTGTATTTACTAAAAGTAAATCTATGAAATCTGCTACAATAGCTAGAAATCAAGTGAACGGTAAACGCGAGGCTAAACTAACCCTAACGGTTGTCGGAATGGTTTGGAACCAAAATTTCAGTGCTGATATAAATAGCGATCCGGCCGACCAAGATTTAGAATACTTAATGGAAAACATAGAGCGCATTTTAAGGTCTTACCACGACTTAGGCTCTAACGTAACATGGCAAATCCCGACCGATGTGGTTTATCATACCGCAGCGTTTGACGAACAATCCCATTTCCGTGTAGGATTTTTGGACATAGAGATAACAGTATTCTACTAGGGGGAATAAATGGCGGTTGACAAAAATTCTATAATCCAACAATCAAATGCAGCTTACAATCAATGGAAAAAGCCGTGGAGAAAACACGCTAAAGAAATTTCAAGGCTTGCCCCGCATACTCCATTAAACGAGTTTGCTAATATCGGAGTAGGCAAGGCTTGTTTAGTAGTAGCGAATGGTTATTCCTTTGAACAAAACATAGAAGTAATAAAAGCGAATAAAGATAATGTAGACATATTATGTTGCGATAAAACGTTAGGTCATTTACTTGATAATGGCATAACGCCTACCTACTGTATGGTTTGCGACTCGCAAGTCGACTACGAAAAGTATATGAAACCGTGGGCGGATCAATTACAGGATACTATTATGTTTGCGAATGTTTGCGCGAATACTGAATGGTCATTTAATGGCAATTGGAAGAATAAAGTTTACTTTGTTAATAAAGACGCAATTCAATCAGAAAAAGAGTTTTGCGAATTAAGT